TTTGTATCAGAAGCCATGCTTACTGAGTCTATAGTAGATGCAGTAGTCCAAAACCAAACTGCAACTGGAGCGCGAATATATGATCCAAAAGACCCTGCTGGAGATAAAATTGCTAAAGGATTTGCACACATCTTGAATACTGTTATACCAAACTTCGTACCCTTTACACTTGAAAGAATAAATCCACTTCAAGCAGAGTTAAATCCTCTTGATCCTTTAAACTTTAATCCTCTTGGTGTTAAGATAAAGCCAAAGAAGATATTGCGTCAAACTATAGGTGCAATAGCTCCAGACATAGTGGATCCTAAAGATAAGTTAGGTAGACAGTATGGACCAGAACAACTTATATATTCTTTAATGGCAGTAACTCCACAAGAGTTTGATCCCGAAGTAAGTTTTAGATTTTCAGTTTATGAATTGTCATCAGCACAAAAAAGATTAAAGAGTGCATTTAGTAGCGTTTTAGATGATGCGAATGTAAATTCACAACAAATCCTAGATGGCTACATGACAGCAAATAAAAACAAATTTGAACTTGATAAAAAATATTATCAAGTCATAGAAGGCTACCGAAAGCTAGGATTAGATGACCAGAAAATAGGTGAGATACTTCAAAAAGAAAAGATAGGTGGAGTAAAAAGTATTTTGGCGGGTAAGTTTCAACCATACAAAGTTAGTAGAACAGACTTTATGAAACTGTCACGATTTAACAATGTTAATTTATATCCAAGACAATCTATTGAACGAATACAAAAGATGATGATAAATAGAAGTTTAGTACCGGGTGGTGAGTCACGTTTTGGTGGTGTACCTATAGAGCCTAGTGTTAATCAACAACTGAAAGAGGAACAAAAAGGTCCTACTCCTCTTGAGTTATTCAACAAAGGAATTGATAAACTTTTCTCACCACCTGCTCCTCCCCCCGGTCGCTTTGGTGGTGTACCTCTTTCATCTAATACAACCAATCCTAACATTAGAACAAACCCTATTGTTGTAGGCGACAATCCAAACACACAGACCATCGCCAAGGTTACGGGTTAACGCCAATTTTTTTTGGTATGATGAAACTTGTGATAAGCACTTGTTAACTTTCTGAATAAACTATAAAGAAGACTTGCTCTATTCGATTTGTTTTCCTGCACCTTTATCTTCCAGTTTTCTCTTTTAAAAGGTATCACTTGAATTACTGGTTCTCCTATTGGTACAGTTTCTTTATCTTTAAATCCATTAAACAAGAATGGGAACTGAACTAGATGCCATTTATCTGTATCTACAATAGCAGGTAATATTTCTATTCTATTCTCTCTATACTGTGGTGGTAAGAACAAACAAGAATATCCGGGAGGGGTATGAAAAGTCCAAGGACAACTCATCTTTGGTACTCGATTTCCAGTTTCTTTATCTCTAGCTTTTTTAAATAAGGGAGATGCTTGAAACTGTCTTATTCCATGAGCTTCTACTGTGGAAAGACCCGTACCACTAGTTACATCTTTACCATCTGCTGTCCCTGCAAAAGAAAAAACTCTACCGTCATCACTTTCATTATGTACTCTTTTCTCAACAAATAATTCTTCCCAAAGAGATATGATATATCCTGCTGTTAGTAAATCCCTTATGGGAATACATGCTTTCATAGTCATACCAGATGATAATTGATTGTGATTATAGACTTTTGGTTCATGTACCCACATATCCATTTTCTTATAGTATTCTGGAACACACTTGGTAGCTGGCATGGGTTCCTCTAGTGTGCCAAAATAAGGTTCCCATGTTTTAAAAATTATATCTGGCATTAATGTAGTCCTTTTTTAAACCCATCTGGTAGATCATCTGTAGTTTTTATTCTAATGCCAGATCCACCAAACATACGAATAAGTTCGTCTGCTTTGTTTTCTATCTGATCCATCAGATCATCCTCTCCCGATTCTGCACCTGCCATAAGACTAAGACCAATAAAATCCATCAAAGTTTCTACCTGCATTGGGTGCATTTGTTTCAAACCTAAACACTTCTCAACTTTAAAATTCTTCCAAGGATCTTTCATTCTACTTCTCCCCAATTATTTGCGAGTACATCATCTACCTTAGATGGTACTTTCAATATATCATTTAATCCGTTTTCCATTATATCTTTTATCTCCTTTGCTTGTTTATCGTTCTCTACTGAAAAGCATAGTTCATCATGCACAGTTAACATAGGAAGAAGTCCTTCCTTATAACAATCAGCCATAGCTTTCTTGGTCTGATCTGCAGCTGAACCTTGTATCAGTTTATTTAAAGCCTTGTAAGTAAAGGCTCTCCTCAATGGTGGACCGTATGTCTTTTGCGCTTCTTCCAAAGGAAGAGGTTTGTTATATGCAAAAGTTTTTGGTTCCCACAAATGAAAGTGGCAACGTCTACCAAGTAAAGTACGAATCACTCCATGCTTTAATGCTTGTTTACTTGCCCTATCCGCCAGACCTTTTACAAAAGGAACTTTGGATTTATGTGTTTCCAATACTTCAGATGCTGTATCTATATCCACACCTAACTGATTGGCTAGTTTACCTTTACCCATGCCATACATAATACCAAGGTTTACGGTCTTTGCTTCTTTCCTAGTGATGCCTGCAAAGTCTGCTACCATCTGGTGTAAATCTACATCACCATTATTAAATTCCTCTACGATACCAGCTACCATCTCATGTGTACCTGATCCTAGACTTGCAGCAAAATGTACCAAGAGCCTTGGTTCTTGGCTTGAGTAGTCAAAGGATCCCCACTTGGTTCCTTCTTCTGGAATAAACAAACCACGTATCATTTTTCTAATCTCTGGATCCCTAGCCGGTATCTGCTGCAGATTAGGGTTAGATGAAGAAAACCTTCCGGTTACTGTACCACCATCATCACTTCTTAACTGGTGGAACTCTGCATGTATCCTTCCCTTATGTGCATGAGTTTTAATTGTATTGATAAACGTAGATCCTGCCTTATCGAACTCCCTCAACTTTACAATAGCTTGACACACCTCGTGTTGATGGTTCGCAAGAAACTGTTTAGTAAAAGATGGAGCGCCTGTCTCTTCTGTCTTTGGGTATTTCAAATCTAGTTTCTCAAAGACTTGGCGAACCGAATCACTTGCCCAGGGCTGGATATCTATAGTTGATTTACTCTTGATAAACTTCTTCAAGTCCTCAACCTTTTCCTTTAAAGCTATTTCAATCTGGTCAGCTTTGTCTAAATCTACACGAACTCCATTTGTTCTCATGTCTAACATGGTAGGTATAAGACTTGTTTCTAATCTCCAGATGTTCCATAGATCCTGTTTCTCTAGTTCTAGCTTTAACCTTTCCCAAAGTTTCAAAGTCATAATAGCATCTTGTTCTGCATAAGCACCAACCTCAGTTGGTGGAAGGACGTACATCTGTGCCTTTGGATCTACTCCCCAATCTTTTGCAGTAGCACGTAATAACTTTTCATTCTTACGCATGTCAATCCAATCTCTACCTAGATTATCCAAGCTATAAGAAAACCTATTCTCATCAACAACAGCACCCGTTACCATAGTATCAATCACTCTACCTTGTACCTCGATACCTTCAGCACGGAGCCAACCTAAATCATACGTAGCATTGTGCATAATCTTATCTATGTGAGGTGTTTCCATCTGTTTCTTGAGCCAACGTAATGTGATCTTTGGATCTAGGTTGTGTCCATTCTCGTGTCGAATGGGGAAGTACCCATAGTAATCACCCGCTGCAACTGCCACACCTACAATGAAACCATCCTTCCTCGCCCACCCGGGACCAAAGGTTTTAATATTAGGATCACATGTTTCTAAGTCTACTGCTACTTGCTTGTACTTTGTAAGGTCTGGAAATTCAGTTGGTATATTCCAAGGTTTATCTATTACATCAGCATCATATCTGTGGTAGAAATCAATAGTGCTTTTATCTTTCCTATCCCTTGCCATCTATCTCACCCCCTAATCCTGCATACCCACAGATATCAACCCATGAATCCTCATGGCTATCATGCACAAGCCTTGCAGTTTTCAAAGCTATCATACACAACAATACTTGCTTTACTGTTACCTCTTGACCAAAGATTACTGACCACATGTCAGCTATTCTTTTATGGTTCACATACGCATCTCCATACGCAGCTGCTCTGTCACCATTGATTAGTCTTTCTGCTTC